TATCCAGCAATTCAATCTTTGCCTCGCAGGCGGCGACCCGATGACTCAGCCCGATGATGGTGCTGATGCCGACCCCGATGAGCACCGCGATTCCGAGCCACAGCACGCAGCGGATAAGTCCGCGCGTCAGCGCGTCATGCGCCCGAATCACTTCAATCTCTATGTCGGCCTCCGTGCCGAATCTGTCTCTCAATGCGTCGGCGACAGCCTCCGCTACCTGTTCTCCATGTCGATAACCATCCGTCTCTGCGACGCGGCGGCAGTGCTCTCTGTACTGATCCGTCAATCTCTTTTCTCTCTCTGTCATAGTTTTCAATTCTTCGAATGTTGGGGTATTCATTTCTATTCGTTTAAGTCGGTATATGCCCATCTCTCACCCCCTCCCTTCCGGTTCCCACACGATGGTAATCACCGCCTTCACCATGCCCGAGCCCTCGCAGACCGGGCACTTGCCTTTCGATACGCCGCCTCGGTCGTTGTGGCTGAAAAACCAGCCGTCGCCGTGGCACACTGAGCATACATGACCGCCCGACGTGAACACCTCACGAGGCCGCTGCGCTCCGAGTACGTCATCCCACCCCGGCGAGCGGAGTACGATGGTTGTTTCTTTTGTTGAGCTCATAATCTGCATTAATTAGGGGTGATACTTCTGATTATCTCTTCCACCGGGGCGTTGGTGTGAATCCTCGCGTAGGTAATCACGGCGACCATCAGCGCCTTCGCCAGGCGTGCATCGCCCTGCATCGCCTGAACTATCGACAAGGCGACCATGTTCGGGTCGCCGTAGAGCAGGGCGGAGTTCTGCACCTTGCCCTCGCCGCAGTCGCTCAGTATCGTCAGCGCCGTGCGGTCATTCATGTAGTCCTCATGGCCCGTGGCCCAATCCTCTGCGAGCCCCACGAGATACTCTCTGATGCTCTTTCTCTCTTCTAATGTTAGCTTCATTGCAGTAAGTGGTTTTAATGTTATTATTAAATGATTGGTGTAAAAAATTCGTCGTCCGACACCTCGCCGAAGTCCTCCGCGAGGTCGTCCGCCGGCTGTCCGCCGACTGTCCGCGCATCGTCCGCGGCATCCTCTTCGAGCTCCTCATCATCCTCGTCCGGCTCATCTTCGTCCGGCTCTTCCGCCTCGCTCTCCTGCTCCTCTTCGGTCTCTTTCTTCCAGTACTTCGCCGCGCCTTCCTCCCAGATGGTGTAGTAGCCGAGCGGCCCGATGTAGCGCCCCTTCGAGATTGCGCGGAAGCCTTCGACCCATATCTTGAGCGAGGCGTCATACATCACCGACCTCGCCGCTCGTCCTGCCGGATGGTTGCCGTCGGCATGGCTGATGAAGATCAGGAGCTTGTCGGCGTGCCGCTCCTTGAAGTCGATGTAGTCGCGATAGCTCATCTGTGTGTATTGCAGCGAGTCAATCACCACGATATCGGGGCTCCGCTTCTTTTCCAGCCGCTCGCTGAGCTTGCTCATCGGCTCGGCAGGAAGGATGATAAACTCATTACCCGTGAGTGCTGCCATGCCGTAGCGCTCGATAGTGTTGCAGAGGGTCAGCGAGTCGGCCTCTTCGAGGCTGTTGTAGGCTACCTTGCCCCATTTGGCGAGCTCCTTGCAGAGCTGCATCACGAACGAGGTCTTGCCGTTGGCGCTCTTCCCCCAGATGAACCAAACTCCTCGTCTCTCAGGGTACCCGAAGGCGTCATACCATGCGCCCCGGAATTTCATTAGTGGTTTTCGGCGCTTTAACAATTGTCGCGCCGTAAGTGCTTTTGTCATGTAAGTGGTTTGTGTGCGATTCTAACTCTTGTTTTTACCAGGCCGGGGCGTAGCGGTCAACGCTCGGCAATCAGTTTTTCACGATGGATGGCGCGTTTCACTCTGCGCAGGTCGAAGTCGCTCTCCTCGGTGTCCTTGATTATCGACGCTATCTGCTTCTCGTCGACGATGCCGTTCGCCCGACAGATGCCGTAGACGTCGGTCGGCTGTATCTCATCCAAGACGAAGAAGCGGCGCCCGATGCGCGAGTAGATCTCGTTATATCCCTTCTTATTCAATCGGAGCCCGGCGGTCATCCGTCGCCGGATGTAGTCGGTCGAGAGGAATACGATGCCGCACTTATCCTCCATCCTGTTGTAGAGCGTGATAAAGTAGTGTATCACGTGGTCGGTCAGCTTGTCCGCCTCATCGAAGATGAGCAGCGGCTGTCTGCGCTGCACCAGCTCCGACATCACCAGCTCCAGCGTATCAATCACCGTCAGCCCGTCGGCTCGCACGCCTGTTGCCCGGGCGATAGCCCTGACGAAGTCCGCCTTCCTCATATCCTCCGAGCAGAGCACCACGTAGGTATCTTCGTGCGTCATGCGGTAGTTGCCGGCTGTCGTACTCTTGCCGCACCCTGCGGGCCCCGTCGCCCACATCACATTCTGATACGCCTGCGCATCTTCGAGCACCGAGGTCAGCTCCCGGTAGGTGGTCGTCTCTACGAGCTGCCATCCGCTCTTCGTGCCCAATTGGGCGGCGAGGCGTCGCCAGGTGTCGTCCCCTACACTCTCCCAATCCTTGCCGAGCATCGACGAGATGGTGCTCTTCGAGAGGTTGAGCGATGCGGCGGCTTTCGCTTGCGATGGATATTTGGCGACGTATTGGGCCAAGTCCTCGCGTAACTGTTTAAGCTCTTCTTGTGTCATTGTTTCATTGAGTTATTGCGGAGGCGCCGCGGACGGTTCGCGGACAGCTCGCGGACGCCTCCTGATTGTTTTATTGTTAATGTCTAATACTTCGATGCGACGCGCTTCATGTCGATTACCTCGGCAGGCTTCCGCGCTTCTTCGAGCAGGCTGTCGCCGTAGGTCTTCTGGCTGATTAGCTTCGTCACGCGGCCCGTCTCGAGCTCGATCGGCACGTTGGTGTACTTCTTCATCCGTCGCTCTATCTGCGCCTCTGCGTCGCGCTTCAGCCCCTTCAGCTTCGGTCTGTTCAGGCCCTGCTGTTCGAGGCTCATTCCCTGCTCGTACTCTATCGCCCTCGCTTCGGCCTGCCGCTCGATACGGTCATTAATGCCGGCTTCCACCTGCTTCTGAATCCATGCGCGCTCGCCCTCCTTCTGGTCTTGTCGGGCGCGGGCGATGGTCATGTAGGTCTCGGCTGTGCGCTCGAAGCGGACGTCGCCGCTCTTATCGATGCTGTAGAGCCGAATCGAGCCCATGTCGTAGGGGTCGTAGCAGATGCGGAACTTCTGATTCGTATGCTTCCGCCGCCATTCGTAGTCGGGCACCCCCGGCTCGGCATACACCTCGTAGGCGTACTTGCGCCCCTTGATGCGAATCTCGATGCCCGAGGTGGTGAAGGTGGCTGGGCGGTCAGTCCACACCCAGAAGAGGTCAATCATGTCGTAGATGGTCACCTCCTGCGTGTCGGGGTTCGTCGAGGCGTCGTACATCTCCTGCCGCGCCTGACCCGTCGCCGGATGCGGCATCGAGTTCCACTCTTCTCGCGCCTGTGCGTAGATCTGTTTCAGCTCCGACAGCGTCGGCAGCTGTTCCTTGTTCGCCGCGATAAGCTCGACATTCGGCTTGCTCTTGTCGCTCTTCGTCGTGATATTCATCCCGGTGAAGTTCCACCACTTGTGCAGCACCTGCGCCTGGAATCGCCCGAACACCGCCTCAATCGTTTTCGACTGCCCCGAGTAGGGGGCTGTCCTGCGGTGTACCTTCGTCGCCAATCGCTCGAAGAAGGCTTGCGCCTCGAGCTTCGCGTGGCCGCCCTGACCGTCGTACACTACCTCGTAAGGCTTATGCTTCGAGCGTTGCAGAGCCATGCGGTAGGCATGAAACTGCGCCTCGTAGTCTTCCGTGTCGCTGATGTGGTAGCCAAGCAGCACCTCCGTCGCGGCGTCGACCACTTCATAGACTTGCGTCGTGTAGACCTTGCCGTCGTCGCCTCGATAGTAGAGGTTCAGCTTCGTACCGTCGCCATACCACAGCGAGTCGCGCATCGTCGGCAGCATCGTCCGATTCTTGCGGCCGTACTTCTGATGAGCCGACAGCTCGCCATGCACGGCATCCCACCACAGCGGCTCAATGTCGGGGCGGTAGAGGAAGGCGGTCAGCGTGTTAATCGACCGCATCACCTTCATCCCTCGCCCCGGGGCGACTCGGTTGTACTCGTCGAATATCTGTTGGTCGGTGCGGACGGGCTTCCGGCTCCGCTTCAGCGCGATAATCAGGCGCCCCGCCTCGTTCGTTATCTTCGTCGTATTCGAGTTGCCCAGCTTGCCGCTCACGAGGGCGACATACCCTTCGTTCTGGTACCGCTTGATTACCGCCTTCAGTCGGCTCTCCGACTGCGGCAGCGTGTGGGCGTACAGGCGTCGCAGCTCCTCGCTCCTGTCGGTGACGCCGTCCCAGGCGTTAATCCTCCCTCCGAGCGCTCGAGCGTAGCCGCGGCGGTCATTGTACCATCGTATCAGCTCGCCCACCACCTCGGCGTTGAGGGTGTATTCGTCGACCAATGCCTGCGGCAGTCGGGTCGTCACCCCCTTCGCCAAGTACTCGTAGCTCTCATAGTAGGCGCGGGCGGTGTTGTCCGGCCGGAGCTCATTCTTCTTCGCGGCGTCCATCTTCTTCTTCTTCTCGACCGGGTCGCCGTACCGCTCCGCGTAGCGGTCGCGGTACGTCTGCGGCAGGGTCAGGTAGTCGATGAGCGAGTAGTTGCCGAGGCCTTTCCCCTGCCGTAGTCTCCGAGCATTGCCGCGCGTCAGCATACTTTTCAACGTCTCGCGCTTCATCACCGGATTGTCGCCCTCGGTCAACTCCTCGTAGGTGACGCCGATGCGGTTCTGATATATTTCCATTCATCGCATCTCCTTATAGCCCGTCATCCGGGAAGTTGATTGTCGCCAGCGAGCGAGCCGAGAGCCCGAAGCTGATGATCGTTACTAACATCGCCCATCCGCTCATCGAGTCGATAGCGGTCAGCGCCAAGAGGCTGCCGAAAAACCACAGCGCCTTCATCCAATCTACGAGGCGGAGACCCTCGGTCCCCATCTCCTCTCTTGTCTTTCCTCTCATGACTCACATTATTATAATTCTTGTGCCTTGCCTTCCTCGTCGACCACCTTCACCACAAACGCGCCCTCGCCCTCTTGCGGATGCCCTTCCTTATAGAAGGCCATGTACTGGTCGCCCTGATTCTCGTAGTCGAGGTCGTACATAGCCGCCAGAGCCGAGACAACCGCCCACCCTGCTTCCGCAGCTTCAATCAAATCGTCGTAGGCAATGGGGAGTTTTGCATTGATCACCTTCGGAGCGTCTGCGCCTTCGTAGGTGTTCCAGATAGTCACGTAATAGTTTGTAGTTTTCATTGCTGTAAATTCTTTAATGTGTTAGTTACTGAGGTGTTGATACTCGTGGGCCGTCTACCGTGATCTCCATCCCGCCCCGTTCGAGGGCGGCCTTCCGTATCATCCGGGCCTGCGGCGTGTCTCGCTTGAAGGTCAGTGCTCGCCATACTGTGACCGATTCGACCTTGAAGTCCTTCGCCAACCGGGCGGCCTCGCCCTTCGCTACAATAATCTTGCGCTGTGCCATTCTTTGTCGTTTTTGTTTTTACCGAATTTGTTTATCTTTAAACCGTGGTTTTATTATTACCACGGTGCAATATTACAGAGTTTCTGAATTACCACCAAATATTTTGTACAGAATTTTACGGCATAATTCAATTTTCATGAACAAAGAAGCAATCAACAACAGATTTATTGCGGCTATTGATGCGATTATCCAGAAAAAGCCGAACCTAACTAAGTCACAATTGGCCGAGTCCTTCGGGGTGAAGCCTTCGAAATTTTCAGAAATCCTGAACGATCGCATGAAGGCAGGGGCCGACATGCTTGCCATGATGTCATATAAATACGGTGTCTCTTTGGAATGGCTGCTCAAAGGCGAGGGCAGCATCTTCGGGAGTCGGGAGGAGCGCGAGCAATCAATCGCCGCCCATCCGGTCAACGCCTCGGCCGATGGTGGCATCCCTCTCATCCCATTCGAAGCAATGGCGGGGTTCTTTCATGGTGAAGAGTCGGCAGAAGGCAGCCATTGTCAACAAGTCATCTTGCCGGGAGTCTCTGCCGACTTTGTCATCCCTATATCAGGCGACAGCATGGCGCCTCACTTTATGTCGGGCGACATGGTGGCCTGCACCTTCGTTACACTTGCCGACCTCTTCTTTCAATGGGATAGCGCCTATATAATAGACACCAATCAGGGGGTGCTCCTTAAAAGGGTTCGCCCTGGCTCGACGCCCGACACCATTACGCTCGTAAGCGATAACCCCCGATACCTGCCATTCGAGATACCCCGCGAATCCATCTATCATCTTGCGCTCGTCAAGGCTCTCGTACATATAGAATAAGGCGTCCGCCAACCGTCCGCGAGCCGTCCGACTGACGGACGCTGAGCGGATGCAGCGCGAACACGATGCGTTACCGCCTCGCGACGCATCCCGTCACGTTTCGCCTCGTCCGGACGCCGCGCCACACGCTTTTCAGACACACAGAAGGGATTAACGGTCTGATTTCTGGCACGTTAATCCCTTGTTTTCCGCGATTTTTCGGGACATAACACCGATTATACCCCCTATTTTCACCCCAAAAAGCCCCGATTTTGGGACGTAGACCCCCAATTAGCCCCTATTTTTACCCCCTATTTTGCACCCCTAAACTTTTACTTATGCACCCCTTAATGCACCCCTTAATGCATCCCTAAACCCCTTTTTAACATTTCCCGACCGTCCGCGAGCACTCCGCTGACCGTCCGCCAGCTATCCGCCGACACCCCCGATTTTACCCCGATTCAGGGGCGATTCTAACCCCTGCGGACGCTCGGCGGACACCTCGCGCACGCCGCCCGACCACCCTCATTTCAGCTCCTATTTTCGCCCCAATTTGCCCCCGATTCTGTCAGCTCGGCCGCTCGTCCGCCCCTGCCGTTTTAGCCCCGTTTTTAGCCCCATTTTAGCCCCATTTAGCCCCACCGCTGCCACACCCATCCGCCACCCTCTCCGCCCTCTTCTGGCGCCCTCTGATCGCCCCTGCCACTCCGTTCCTCCCGATGGTGCGCCTGGCATAGCCGACGCTTCTCAGAGAGCCGCCAGAAGCCGCCGTCAGGAGGTCGACGTAGAGCAGGGGCATAGATACAGCAAAACGGCCTCAGATACGCGCGTAAGCACGTTCCAAGGCCGTTCTACAATAAAAATTTACCCAATGAAGACACACACACAAAGATACTCATTCCCCTCATCCCTGCATCCTCTCGACGCCCCGCCGCCCTCACTTTTTCCGAAGAAATTTTGCCGCCGGCTCGCCGCTGATGACAGACCGTCACCCACAATTCCGACCGAATCCGACCGCCCGAACCGACCGCCTCCGCGCCCCATTTTCGCGCCCAAATTCGCCCCCTTCCGCCTTCTCCTTCCGCTCCTCCGTCCCCACCGATTCGACCGCCTCAGAGCCCCAATTTCGCGCCCTTTTCGCCCCCATAATTCAGGGCGGCAGGCCCACAATAACAGAGGCGCCCGGAGCCCCATTTCTGGGCATCTCCGACCGCCTCATCATCCGATGTAACACACCGGCATCATCGATGTAACTCAAACCGTCCGCCAACTGTCCGCGAACCGTCCGCCTTGTAACATCAATTTCGCCCACTGTATCATTTCGTTTTCTCACTCACTCAATGACTTTTGCAGGCTAACTCTTTATCTATCACTCCTTTATCCTAATGCGCTCCATCCTCCTAATTTATCATTTCGTTTCTTCGCCCATACTTGGCAATCTTCGCGCAACCGTTATGGAAGGCAGTTTTGGCAATCAAAAGCAACATTATGGTGTAGGTCGCATCGCTGCTCGCAACCAATTTAGTGAAAAGTTGCTTCTCTTCTTTGGAAT